AGTGACAAGGGTTACAGGTTATTTGAGTGGTTATAGATCGCAAAAGATGGCTAAAACGTCCGTGCCTTTCCACAGAGAAAATGAAAATCAGTTGACCCCCCCTTATATATAAAGGGTTGATTTGTCCTGTGGGCGGGCTGTAAGGTTGGAGGCATAAAGGGTTTTGTAGGTAGAGTGGCAAATCAGTGTTCGAAGGCGGCGGGAGGTGAACCAGAGGTGGGGGATTCTGCGAACAATCCCATGAATCGGGCGGCGGTGAAATTCTGCGGTGCCAAGACGCGCAGCGGCGGTGCGTGTAAGAGGCCGCCCGTGCCGGGTAAGGCGCGGTGCAGGCTGCACGGCGGCCTGAACCCAGGCGCACCCAAGGGGAACCAGAACGCCGTCAAGACGGGCGAGTACGCCAAGAAAAGCCTGTTCCGTGACTTGTTCGACGCCGAAGAACAGGCCACGTGGGACGAGATAGAGACGGACAAAAGACACCAGCTGCAGGAAGAAATCAAGTTGCTAACCGCCCGCGAGCGCCTAATGTTGAAACGCATCAAGGAACTGCAGAGCGCCGGTACTCACACGGTGGTAGAGATCACCACTAAGCGGGGGTACGAACCGGACCCTGACGACCCGGCAGACTTGGTGCCATATACCGAGCACACCGAGAAGAAGGCTGGCACGCTAGGCCAGATCCAAGCGATTGAGGACGCCCTAACGAGGGTTCAGAACAGCAAAGCCAAGGCTATCGAACTGCTGATCAAGCTGGACGAGGACAAGCCGCAGGGGATCGGCAACGCCGCCCAGGCGTTCCTTGACGCCCTGAACGGCAAGGTGGCCGAGGTGTGGGACGATGAAAGCGAGGACCAGGACGCCGAGGAGGTGGCCGAGTAATGGGCGCAGTAGCCAAACGCAGCATAGGCGGCGCCCAAGCCTTCGCCTTCAAGGAGTTCAGCCGCAAACAGCAGAAACTGCTGACATGGTGGAAAACGGGCAGCCCGTACGCTGATTGGGACATGATCATCTGCGACGGCAGCGTACGAGCGGGCAAGACGATTGCCATGCTGGTTTCCTTCATCCTGTGGGCTGTGGAAACGTTCGTTCACCAGGACAAGCCCGTAAACCTAATCCTAGCCGGTCGAACCATGAACGCCCTGAAGCGCAACGTGCTGGAGCCGCTTTGGAAGATCCTTGCGGCCCTGGGGATCGCCTACCGATACGACCGGCAACAACACAGCATCGAGATTGGCTGCGTCACCATCTACTGCTTTGGTGCCTCTACCGAGGCGTCACAGGACACCCTGCAGGGCCTGACGGCAGCGGGCGCCCTGCTTGACGAGGCGGCCCTGCTACCCGAGAATTTCGTCTCCCAGGCTATCGCCCGGTGCAGCGAAGAAGAATCCAAAATATGGATGAACTGCAACCCAGAGGGGCCGTACCACTTCCTGAAGGTTGATTACATCGACAAGGCCAAGGAGAAGCGCATCCTTCACCTGCACTTCACCATGTCCGATAACCTGACTATGAGCCAGAAGGCACGGGATCGGTACGCCCGCACCTTCAGCGGCCTTTGGTACAAGCGGTATATCCTGGGCCTTTGGGTGGCTGCAGAGGGCGCCATCTATGACATGTTCGACCCTGAACGCCACGTAGTGAACACGCTGCCGAACATGCTTCGGTTCTGGGTGGCGAGTGACTACGGCACCACGAACCCAACGGTGTTCTTGCTGTTGGGCGAGGGCACAGATCACAAGCTGTACGTGTGCCGCGAATGGCGGTGGGAGAGTAAGGCCGAGAACCGGCAAAAGACAGACAAGGAGTACAGCGCCGATCTACGGGCCTGCCTGGACCAGTGGGGCGCAGAACTGCTGCCGCCCGCCTTCTTCGGCCAAGCGGCGCCACAGCTGGCCCCAGAACGCATTTGGGTAGACCCGAGCGCCGCGTCTTTTATCGTTCAGCTGTACAACGATTCCAAGGCAGATGCCCGGCTGCGGGCAGTAGCCAAGGCTGACAACGAAGTACTTGACGGCATTCGCAACGTCGCAACCCTGTTGAACATGGGCCTTCTGCTGATCCATGCCAGCTGCATCGGGCTGTGCAAGGAAATGACGGCCTACCTGTGGGACAGCGATTACGCCGAGGAGCACGGCGAGGAGCGGCCCATTAAGCAGAATGACCACGGCCCAGATGCCCTGCGGTACGGCGTCAACGGCACCCGCACGGTATGGCTGCGCTGGATCAGAAAGCAGAACGCGGCATGACGAGGCCGAGCCGCACCAAGGAGGCCCGCCGCGAGGAGTCAAGGCGGCGCCGGGCTGTTCTCAAAGCCATGGGGCGCTGTTACCGATGCGGGATCAAGACGGGCGGCAGGGCGTACTGCGCCGAGTGCCGCGAGAGCAGGACCAAAGCCGAATTGGATCGATGGGCCGCCCTGGCCGCCCAAGGGTTCTGCCGGTGCGGCGCCAAGGCCGCCAAGGGGCGAAAGTCCTGTAAACCGTGCCTGAAGAGGCATACGGCCAGAATGCTGCGCCTACGGCGAAAGCGGCAACGGACCGGGCAGCTATACGCCAAGTTGATGTTCAGCGGCGCCGTAATCACTAGGAGGTAGAACACCATGCCGTTACCGCAGGGCGGGGCCGTCGCGTGGCCGCCAGAGGGCCTGAAGTTCGTTTACGACATGTACACAATTTGGAGTGCGTGGTACAGCGGAGATCCGAACCAGATCATGCAGGCCATGGCCCTGCGGGTGAACCGAGGGCCGAACGGCAGCCAGTGGGCAAAAGAACTGGTGGACGAGCACGAAACCATGCTGCATGTGCCGGTGGCCGGTGACATTTCTGGCGTGGCTGCTGACTTCCTTTTCGGCGAACCGCCCAAGCTGAAGGTAGCCGAGGCACACCTGGAGACGGCCAGCAGCACAGCGAAGAAAACCCAGGCTCGCCTTGACGAGATTGTAGCCAAGGGCGGCGTGATCAATCGCCTACGCACGGGCGGCGAGTCCGCCAGCGCCATGGGCGGCGTGTTCCTGAAACCGAACTGGGACAAGAAGCTGGTGCCTTATCCCATCCTTGACGTAGCCCAGGCCGATAATGCCGTGCCAGAGTTCCGGTGGGGCATCCTGACGGCCTGCACCTTCTGGCTGGTGGTTAAGGACGAAGGCACCAAGGGCGGCAGGGTGTGGCGGCATCTAGAGCGGCACGAACTGGACCTGGGCGGTAATGGTATCATCTTGAACGGCCTGTACATGGGCACGCATGACACCCTGGGCACGCCGGTCCCCCTTGACTCGCTGGACGAAACCCGGCACATGACGGGTCTTGAAGTAATCAACCCGAAGATCGAGGGCCTGCTGTGCTGCTATGTGCCGAACATGCTGCCGAACCGCCTTATGCGAGGCAGCGCCCTGGGCCAGTCCGATTACAACAGCACAGAGCCGTTGATGGATGCCCTGGACATGGTTTACACCTCTTGGATTCGGGACATTGAACTAGGGCAGGGGCGCCTGATTGTGCCAGAAATGTGGCTGCGCTGGGAGGACGAGAAGCGGGCGGACGGCACCACCAAGAAGCAGCCCAAGTTCGACATACAGAAAAAGGTATTCACCGCCCTAGACGTTGACCCGAACAGCGTGGACAAAGCGGGCGTGACCATTAACCAGTTTGCGATTCGGACGCAGGAGCACCTGGATACCGCCATGAACCTGTTGGAGCGCATCGTTACCACAGCCGGTTACAGCCCGCAGTCATTCGGCCTGCATATCGAGGGCAGCGCCGAGAGTGGCACAGCCTTGCGGGTACGGGAACGAAAGAGTTTCAACACCAACGGCAAGAAGCAGGCATACTGGAAACCCGCTATCGAGCGCATGGCGATTGTGCTACTGGCCTTGGATATGGCTGTTTTCAAAAGCGGTGTGGATGCAAACTTAGCGGTAGCCTGCGAAATGCAGGACAGCGTAACGCCTGACCTAACCGAGACGGGCGCCGCCGTCCTAACCTTGTTCCAAGCCCAGGCGGCCAGCGCCAAGGTGCGGGTAATGGCCCTGCATCCTGACTGGACAGAGGAGCAGGTAAACAACGAAGTGGACGCCATCCTAAAGGAGTTCGGCGCCCAGGTGCCAGATCCGATGCAGGCGGGCGAACTGGCGTAAGGAGGCTAGACTGTGGCGGGCAGCGTATCACCGGCTGACTTCGAAGCGTACGCCCGCGAGGTGTGGGCCATCTACGCCGAGGCCGAGGCCATCATGCTGGAGAGGGTGAAGCGGCGCCTAGCCCGAGGGATTGAGGCGCCCGGCTGGGCAGAGGCGAAGCTGGCCGAGATCACCCAGCTAAAGCGGGAGATCGAGGAGGTATTGCGGCAGCTGGAGGCGGGCAACGTTGACGCAGCCAAGGCAGTGCTGGAAGCGTACAAGGGCGGCGCCCAGGCCGTGTTTGACCTGGATGGCGGCGGGGGGCCTACCGTAGAAGTGACGGTGAAACCGCCCAAGGAACTGCCTGTATCCGTGAACCGTGCCACTGTGGATACCTTGGTTCAGCAGATGACCACCAAACTGGGGGCAACGCACCTGCTGGTTCTGCGCAGCACGCTGGACGCCTACCGAGAGGCCGTAGGGCAGGGCACAGCTGCTGGGCTGGCGGCTGGCACCAGGAACCGGGTACAGGTGACGCAGGACGTTCTGAACCGATTCGCTGATCGCGGCATTACTGGGTTCATCGACAAGGCCGGGCGAAACTGGGATCTAGCCAGTTATGCCGAAATGGCTGTGCGCAGCGCACTGGCGCAGGCGTCCGTGCAGGGCCACATCGAGACGTTGATAGCCCAGGGGTTCGACCGGGCTGTAGTCTCTGACAGCCCAGAGGAATGCGAACTGTGCCGCCCGTGGGAGGGCAAGCTGCTGGCCCTGACGCCAGAGGCGGCGGCCAAGTACAACCTGCCCACAGTGCAGGACGCCATAGCGGCGGGCCTGTTCCATCCGAACTGCACCCACCGCCTGGGCGGCTATGTGGAGGGCATGACCGAGGTGGGCGGCGCCACAGCGAACCCCCAGGGGTACGAGGAGCGCCAGAAGCAACGGTACATCGAGCGGCAAATCCGCAAGTGGAAACGGCGGCAGGCCGTGGCACTGACGCCACAGGAGGAGCGGGCAGCCAAGGCCAAGGTAAAGCAGTGGCAGGCGGGTATGCGCCAGTTCATCGACGATACCGGGCGCCTGCGCCGCAGTGACCGGGAGCAGTTGCGCACGGGCCAACCGGGCCAAGTACAGAATTTTAGGTAGTGACAAGGAATCAAGCAGGTGTTATGGTGTCTGCGACGTATACACCAAATTAGACCAATCCGCTTAAGGCGGCGGGGTATAAGTGGCCGGGCCGCAAGGCACCGCCGAGGGGCGGGGTACAAATACTGGGAGGAATCGAACATGGTAAGGTTTGGGTTTGATGGCAAGTGGTTCGGGTGGCAGCCCATGCTGGCGCCAGAAGGCGCAGGCGGGGCTGGAGCAGGGGCGGGCGCCGGTGCAGGGGCCGGTACTGGTGAAGGCGCAGGCGCCGGGGCCGGTGCAGGTGAAGGCGCTGGCGATAAAAAGCCCTTTGCCACGTTCACGGACGAGGGGGCCTTTAACAGCCGCATGGACCGGGAGGCTAACCGCCGCCTAGCCGAGCAGGCCAAGGCCCTGGGGTTCGATTCGGTGGAGGCCCTGCAGGAAGCTGCCAAGGCCGCCAAGGCTGCGCAGGAGGCCGCCAAGACCGAGACGCAACGGGAGAAGGAAGCCCGCGAGAAGGCCGAGAAGGAGCGGGACGCCGCCCGCACCGAAGCCCAGGAACAGCTACTGCTGGCCGCCGTGATCCGTGAAGGCATGGTGGTGGACGCAGAGGTTGCCCTAACCATGATGGACCGTAGCGCCATCAAGATTAACGGCACCAAGGTGGAGGGTGTCAAGGAGGCTCTGTCCGCCCTGATTGCGACCAAGCCGTATCTAAAGGGCGAGACGGTGCCCGGCTCGAACGGTTCGCCCGAGTTCAACGGCCAAAAGACCCAGGTGTGGACCAGGGCGCAGATCGAACAGATGTCGTACGACGAGATCAATAAGAATTGGCCTTCGATCAGCAAGGCCATGGAGGCCGGTCTAATCAAGTAGCCGCGCCGCCAGCGGGCCGAAACAAAAAGGGAGTGTGAATCCTAAATGGCTCTTGACAAGTTCATTCCGCAGCTGTGGAGTGCCCGCCTTCTCTCCAACCTGAACGCGGCGCATGTCTACGCTGCCCTGTGCAACCGGGACTATGAAGGCGAGATTAGCGATGTCGGTGATACCGTTAAGATCAGCAGCATCGGGCGCGTCACTACGTTCAAGTACAACAAGAACACCGACATGCCCGCACCGGAGACCCTGACCGATGCGCAGCGCCTCCTGACCATCACCGAGTCGCAGGCGTTCAACTTCCAAGTTGACGATATCGACAAGGCGCAGCAGACGCCGAAGGTGATGGGCGAGGCCATGCAGGAGGCCGGTTATTCGCTTTCCAGTGATAACGACGCCTTTATCGCTGGCAAGTACATCGACGCCGGGATCACTGCCGGGTTCGGTTCCGACGCCGTGCCGCTTTCGATCACCACGGCAGACGCCGGTTACAACTACCTTGTGGATCTGGCTGCCGCCATGGATGATGCCAAGGTGCCGAAGGGAACCCGGTGGGTGGTTCTGCCGACTTGGTACAAGGCGCTGTTCCTGAAGGTGGGCACCAACAACCGTTTTGTGGACCTCTCCGACACGACCAGCCGCAGCCTGCTGGAGCGGGGCCTTCCCGCCCAGGGCCTGATTGGCGAGATCGCAGGCTTTGCGGCGTACGCCAGCCTGAACGTGCCGAACACGGCGGGCGCCAAGTTCAAGGTGATGGCCGGTTACCGTCAGACCCTTAGCTATGCCGAGCAGATCGTCAAGGTTGAGGCGTACCGCCCTGAGAAGCGGTTCGCTGACGCCGTGAAGGGTCTGCACGTTTACGGCGCCAAGACCGTGCGACCCGAGACCCTGGCCTGCATGACCGTCAACCGCACCTAACCACCGAGGGGCAGGGCCAGCCGCCCTGCCCCTAGTCACATCCGAGGAGGCATGAAGATGGCAAACCAGAACCAAGCCCAGGCTGCTGCCGCCAAGCCGAAGGTGCAGTGGTTTAAGAACATCGGCACGGGGGCCGAGTGGGAACTAACCGAGGGCACCGCCGCCTATGCAGCTGCTGACGCTGACCCGAAGGCGTTCACCAAGATCGAGGCACCCAAGAAGGATGCCAAGGCCGAGGCCGCCAAGTAACAACCCGCCCACACCGTAGAGGAAGGAGGCCCTAACATGGCCGTACTGACTGTTCAGAACGTCGCCAACGGCGGGCTATCGCCCGCTTACGTGGCCGCATCGGCTGGCGGCGACGAGATTCCAAACGATGGTGATATCATGCTGCATGTCAAGGTAGCCGCCACGGCTACCACTGTGACGATTGCCAGCCCGAACACCTGCGACCAAGGCGGCACGCACCCGCTGACCATCGGCCCGCTCACGAACACTGAGCGCATGATTGGCCCGTTCCCGCCGAAGCGGTTCAACGCCACTGATGGGAACGTAGACGTGTCCTATTCGCAGGTGGTCGGTGTCACGGTGGCGGCCATCAAGCTGCCGCCGCAGTAAGGGGTGGTGGTAGGGCATGGCGTACGCTACCGAGGATGACCTGCAGGGCTACCTGGGCGCCGGTGCGGGCCTGCCCACCAACGCCGCCCGGCTGCTAGATCTAGCCAGCGAACTGCTGGACGAGGCTACCCTGATGCGGTATGACACCACCGACACGGACCACGTAACGGCCATGAAGAAGGCCGCCTGCGCCCAGGTTGAATACTGGATCGAGGTGGGCGAGGCTCGGGACGTTACGGGGCCGGTGCAAGGCGAGATTGTCGGTTCGGTTCAGATCCAGTACGGCGCTGGCAGTAACCGTATCGCACCGAAGTACCTGGGGCCGAGGGCGAAGCGGCATCTGCTGACGGCTGGCCTTCTGTACCGGGGGGTGTAACGGGTGATACCGTCTTACCTTCTGCGGCAGGACGCCACAGTAGAGCCGTACCTGGGCACTGCCGGGAACGGCAG